AGTATTTGGGAAGATAAGAAAGGTAGACATTATAGGGTTTATGAATTATTTAAAGAAGAATATTTAAAAACAAAATATTAAATAGAAGAAAAATACAACGAAACATACGGAGGTAACAAATGATAATAGTAATATGTGCAGTTATGGTAGCTATGCCACTTTGGGTAATTGCTAGTGAATTAAGGGAAATAAGGATAAAGAAATGAGTGAGAAACCAAAATTAGAAAAGTGTTCCTTCACATTTGGGCAAGAAGGAAACACCAATGGAACAACTGATAAATACGAGGAGATAACCATAGAATGTGAGTCTGGACTTGGTATCGATAACGATGAAGGTTGTTATTACGTTTTGAAAACTGAATCTGGTTGGAGCATAGACAATGTAAATGACTTACAAGAATTATTCAATAGAATTAACAAAGTAATAAATGAACGCTGATAAACTAATTAAGTTAGGTATAGACCTAAGAGATAAATGGAGTGGTGAGGTTAAGACCAAATGTCCTAAGTGTTCATCCAGCAGAAAGAAACAAACCGACCCCTCCCTTGGTGTTAATATAGACAAGGGTGTATGGAAGTGTCACCATTGTGGATGGAGTGGTAGCGTGAATGAATATGTGAGACCCGAACCAAGGGCACAAGTCACAACTGCAAAAATACTTGAGTACTTTGAGAAGAGAAAGATTACTGCTGAGACCGTAAAGAAGTTTGATGTATCTGAGAGTAACGAATGGATGCCCCAAGATCAGAAAGACCACAAGGTAGTTTGTTTCAATTACTATCTAGATGGAGAACTAATCAATATTAAATTTAAGACATCGGATAAGATGTTTAAGATGGTCAAAGATGCCCGTAAGATTCCGTACAATATCGATTGTATTAAGAATTCGCCATATGTAATTATATCTGAGGGCGAGGAGGAGACAATGGTTTGGTCTCAGAGTAATTTGAATGCCATCTCTGTACCTAACGGGGCCAGTAAGAATAACAATAATCTTGAGTGGTTAGATTCTGTATATGATTTGTTTCAAGACAAAACAATCTATATCGCTACAGATAACGATGAGCCAGGCAGAAAACTTAAGGATGACTTAGCTCGTAGGTTTAGTTCATCTGATATACGTATCATTGATTTCCCTGAGGGCGAGAAGGATGCCAATGATTGTTTGGTGCGTTATGGTCAAGACTTTGTATCTCGTTTGTTTATCGATGCAAAGCAATTACCAATTACCGAGATTTCCTCGGCATCTGATTACTTATCTCTGATTGAATCATATAGGAAGGATGGTTATCCAGTTGGGTCTCACGTAGGAATGTCTGAGACCGATGAACATATATCTTGGAATCGTGGGGAGTTAGGTGTAGTTACGGGAATCCCCGGATCAGGTAAGAGTACTTGGTTAGACTTTATGTTTGTCAGGTTGGCTTATTTAAAAGGATGGAAGTTTGCGATGTTTAGTCCAGAGAATATTGCTCCATTAAAAATTACACGTTTGTCTGAACAAATATTAAATAAAGGCTTGGGCTCTATGAACTCAAAAGAGGTTGAACATAGCGTTGGTATTATCAATAAACACTTTTGGTTTTACAACGTAGAAACCTTGGAAGACTACACGATTTCAAATCTATTGAGACTTGCTGAGACTATGGTTAAACGTAGTGGAATTGATTGCCTATGTCTTGATCCGTTTAATTATATCGAACAAGATGCAAGTGATGACAGCAGTAACGAAAAAATTGGAAACCTTCTGCGTAAACTTAAGCAGTTCGCTGTTAAGATGAACGTATTGGTTGTATTGGTTGCCCATCCACGTAAGATGGATAAGACTGGTGGCAACTACAATGTGCCAAGACTATACGATATCTCTGGGTCTCACCACTTTTTTAACGTACCTGATTGGGGTGTAGCAGTACATCGTACATTTCAGAACGGACAGAAAGACCCTGTAGAAATACACGTACAAAAAATTAAATACCACTTCCGAGGTAAATTGGGAAGAATTGACTATGAGTTTAACCGTGACTCTGGTCAGTATACAGAAGACGGAAAGTTTAAATCTTTAATACTATTAAAAAATGATATTCAAACAGATGAGAATGATATGTTTAGCTCACAAGAAGCGTGGGGAAGAGGTGCTGGAATTCAACCTGTCACCACACTATTTTAAAGAGTTAAAACAAAACTATTTCCTCTTTGATAAGAAGGAAATACCCATTATATCTTCGGGGTGGAATAAAATAGAAGATTACTATTATAAAGAATTACACACAAGCCAAGGTAGTTTTTACGGCAACACAATTAACTATAGCTTAAGATGATAAAAGTATACGACATAGAAACATTCTGCAATTGTTTTACCTACATAGATTACGATCCTGACACTAAAGAAAGTAAGGAGTTTGTAGTGACAAGTTTCAGAAACGAACTAAAGGATTTTGTTTCCTATTTGAAAACTTTAAAAAAGAAAAAGGCCGGGATGGTTGGCTTCAACAATGTACACTTTGACTGGCCTATAGTACGTGCTATTATGGAAGGAGAATTACGTACAGCCGAGCAGATTTATTCTTTGACTCAGAATATTATTTCGAATGAAAAGAAAACTTATACCAAGCAAGAGATTCCTCAGTTAGATTTGTACTTGCTGAATCACTACGATAACAAAGCACGTAGCACATCTTTAAAAGCTTTGGAAGTTTCTTTGGGGTGGGATAACGTATTGGATATGCCTTTAGACCATACCACGGAGATTACTCCTAACAATATTGATATTCTATTATCGTACAATAGAAACGATGTTATGTTTACTGCTGAGTTCTATAAGGCGTGTGCTGAGAAGATTGAGTTACGTAAGAAAATCAGTAAGAAGTATAACCTCAAGGTTATAAATAAGAGCGATGTTGTAATAGGAGAATCAATTTTTATTAAATATTTATCTGAAGATATGGATATACCACCGAATGAACTAACTAAAATTAGGGGAAAACGTGCAGACGTGCCCCTAAAACAGATTATCTTTCCTTATGTGAAGTTTGATGAGCCTCGCTTCCAAAAGTTGCTTAGATTGATGCAAGAAACTGTTTCCTCCAGTAACTTTTTAAAAGACTTTGTTGAGAATTTAGACACGGGTTTGTCAACCAATGAACTATTGGAAAAGTTTAAGGATAACAATATCCGTGTGCAAAGAATTGCCCAACAGAAAAAGTCATTCTCATTTAGTGTTCAGCACGATGATTTGAGGATTGATTATGGTGTGGGTGGTATCCACGGATGTATCAAGCCTGGGGTATATAAGTCAAGTTTATCACACGGAATACTTGACATTGATGTTAAATCATATTACCCTAACTTATTTATTCAAAATAACTTACATCCACGTCAGATGGATCAACATACCTTTGTTAAAGTATACTCAGACATATTTCAAGAGAGGGTTAAAGCACAGAAAGAAGGCGACAAATTAACCTCCGATGCACTCAAGTTGGCACTCAACGGTTTGTTTGGTAAGACGGGCTCAGATGTCAGTTGTTTCTACGATCCGTTTGTATTTTATTCGGTAACTGTAAATGGTCAACTGCTTTTGTCTATGTTGGTAGAGCGGCTTACTTCTAAAGGTGCGTCCCTACTGCAAGTTAACACAGATGGTGTTACAATTTTATATGATTATTTGTTACGAGATGAAATTATAAATATATGTAAAGAATGGGAAGCCATCACCAAATTACAATTGGAGTATGCAGACTATTCTCAGATGATTATCCGGGATGTAAATAATTATATTGCTGTAGGTACTGATGGTAAGATTAAAGAGAAAGGTTCTTTCGAAACTAAGAAGGATTGGCATAAGGATAATTCTTATATGGTTGTACCTTTGGCTGTACGTGAATACTTTGTAAATGGTACTCCAATAGAGGAGACCTTAGCCAAGCATGAAAACATATTAGATTTCTGTGGTAGGTACAAGGCATCCAAAGGATGGCACGTAGAGTTTGCTTACTTGGATGGCAATACTGAGAAACGAATTGAGTTTGGTAAGATATATCGATTCCTTCCAGTAATTAAGGGTGGTGTATCTTTGAAATTAAATAAGGATGGCAGACAACACCATCTATGTGAAGGGTATCAAACCTATCCGTATAATCAATTGGAGAAATTTGATAAGAGTAATTTGAATATGAAATTTTTTGTAGCAGAATGTCAGAAACTAATCGAGACGATATATCCATCGCAGGAGGTACTCTTCTAACAAACTTTATTCCTCATTATGGAATAGACTTAAGGGTAATTTTATTATCGTTATCAAATGAATTGGTACGTAAAAAAATTACCTTTGGGCCTTATTTTACAGATAGAACCGATGTTATAGTTCCTACACTAAAACATCGATTTTATACTAAACCTGTACGTGGGTACTTAATTGTATCTTGTAGGTCAAAAATTAAAATACCAATGGAGACAGATAAGAATGGATTGAGTCTTAATACGATTGAAATACTTTGTGAGTATTTAGAAAAGATAGAAATTAACTATCCTATATTTTAACTGTCTTCCAAACACGGACGTAACGACCACCTTGGTATTCAACAAAAGGAATTTCCTTTGTCTTGACCTCCTCTGGTTTCTTACGTTCGTATTTTTTAATTCTATTTTTGTGGTGAATTTCACAAGCAACAATTGCATCGGATATATCCGTATTTTCTATAAGGTAGTTTTTAAGTTCTTGTATAATTTCCAAGAACCAAATCTCATCGCAGTATGCCTTAAGATAGTCTATTAGATATGAATTGCCTCGCTCTGCTGTAACATCGTTCTTGTAGTATCCAATTGAATCATCGTCCTTGAAGAAACCTTTACCTAAGAATACTGGTTTCTTAGCAAGTAGATGTATCTTACCAAAGTCTTTGTACTTTTGTTTTACTACACCTCCTCTGTTAATCTCTATCATTGCTATAGCGTTATTGTAGTACTCTTGCATTAGAATCATATTCTTTACAATTTCTTCTGGGTCTGAGTCCCTTTCGGTATAGTATGCAACGTAACGATTGGTATCGATATCCTTGATGGCAATCGCTTGTTTAGAACCATCGCCCATATTCTTTGAGTTAAATGGAATAGGGTCAATACCAGCAATATAAGTATGTCCTTCAACCACATCTTCTAAAAAATGCATAGGGCTGCTTAGGTTGGGTTCTTTGACAATTCCTCCATTAAAATCATAACGAAGAGTCGAGCGGTCAATAGGTGGACGTGATGCTAAGATAATACGTTCTTGTGTATCTAACTTATCCATAATGTATTTAGGAAACGCACCTCCTCCACTAACAGAAAATACCTCATTGATATCCAAAGGATATTGTTTGATAAACGAATTTAAGAAAGACTTATCTTCTAACCTATCTAACTTATCCCTAGTCTTCATAATGTACTCAGTCGCTGCTTTCTCATCGCTGTGACCATTAGGACAGAAGTTTAGATACTTGCCAGTTTCCTTACCCTTATCATCCAACTCTGGAGCCTCCATAATACCTTGGTATCCTGGAAGAAACATCGTTAATATATTTAGTTCGGCAGCAGAATCCCATAGAGTACGTGCAAGTTTTTGTCCTACAGATGTAGCTTCCCCGGCACTTCCTCCAATAACAATAGGAGCAACCTTAACGAAACCTGATCGTGTACTTGCCTGAGCAGATTTGTAAACCTTATCTGCCTTGGGATGCAACATACACTCATCTATAAAAATATGCATTGCACGATACGCCTCAAATGCTGTTGGTGTATCTACGGTCTCTTTGGTAATAATCTGAGAGTCCAAACCAGTTACACTACCAGTTTTTACCTCTCTCTTACCCAAGTGTAAGTAACCTTCTTGTCTTGTCGATACAACACCAGGACGGGCATATGAATCAAATTCATCGTATACAACACGCAGTTTATCCTTGAATAAAGCCTCTAGTCTTTTCTTATCGGCAGATGTAATCAAAGAAGTCGATCCTGGATTGGTCATTGCTATCCACATAGGAATAATTCCTCCAAATATAAAAGATAAGCCGACCTCACGTCTCTTAGTCACGAATAAATCGTGATTAGTTCTACGTGCCTCTAGGTATCCTCCATAAATTAAATCATCTATATCTCGCCAAATCGGTCTTTTTTTGAAACCTCTGGCGTCTTTTACGAATCCTTGAGTTAACGCATAGTAATGAGGACCAGCTAAATCGAAGCGTCCTTCAATCCAATATTCCTTTTCCTTACTCCACCATAAATCTTTTTCTTGCTTAGTGGAGTTAGGATTGATTAGGTACTTACTTGCCCAATCTTCGTATACAAATTTGGATGCTTTCATCGTCTAGTATTTACACGATCAAGGAATGAATCAGCAGAGTCATCAATTACTTCATCCTCTGGATACGCTTCTAATTTCGCTAACTTTAAACTCTTGTTAACTTTGTCTCCTGCTTGGAGTAATTTAAACAGACCATCTTGATATGGGTCATCTAAGTCTAAAGTGTGGTCACGTACAGATTTCATCAGTTCCTTAGATGCTGTGATTAAAACTGCATAAAAGTCTTTAGCAGGATCAAACAATTGTACCTGCAATCTTTCTATGGCTTCGGTCTCAGAAATATTATTTTCCGTTAGGAATTCCGAAAGCTTTTCTAAGCTCGTTGATTTTACGTTTTTGATCTTCAATTTCTTTTTGTGCCTTATTGGCCTCAATTGGGTTACCGATAGCGGTGTAGTACTCACACCACGAGATTAACTTCTGAAGTTCTTTAACTTCGTCTTCGATTATTTGTTTATTGCTTTTAGCCATTGCTCTAAATTAAAGTTTGCAAAATCACCCTCTTCGATAATTTCTCCCAAAGATAAATAAAATCTTACAATAATACCAAGAGTTTTTAACTGCTCTCTTGTTGCAGTATTTCTGTATTTATAGTCGGGATCTAACCCACCAATAACTGCTAAATGAACTTCGTTTCCTGGACAATAGTCTAAAACAAAGAAGTGACCTTGAGCATCAATACAATGAGTTATAAATGGTTTTCTATCCAGACCACCAATATGCGTAGTTTCATTACTTAAACGATATGGTCTCTTCTCGTGAGAATATACCTCGCTAGGTAATAAATCTATTAAACTATATGTCCAGTATATTTTCATAATAAACTAAAGCCGGGATGTAAATCAGCCGACATATTTGTTGGACTCGACTCCATGGTAAAAAATACAGTTCCTGTTTGCATACTAATCATTTTTTCTAAATACCATTTTGCTTTTTTCATATCTTCTACTCCGCCTTTCTCCTCACATCTCCAAAGATACTTAATTACATTGGCAGTACAAACTGCATCTAATCCTTTCTTGTTAATGGTTGCTGACTCGATGGCATCGATACATTCTACTTTACCTTGTTTGTAGTGGGATGGGTTGATATTGTCTTTCATAATGTGAATTCTTCTGTGGGCACAAATATACACAAATCTTTTGGAACACGAAAAAAATTATCTGATCCTTTACGATCTTGTGTATTTATGTAAAGTTTTTCTTTATATTTTTCGTCAAATATAATATTAGATTGACAAAATATAGCAGCGTTTGTTTCCTTGCAGATGATGACATACCAGAAGTTTTTATTCTTCCATTTGGCTTTTCTGTTTAGAAATGAGACCGAATCAAAAGGAAAGTCCTCCTTGCAAGTCCATGGTCTACGGGATTTCATTTCTACTTCCCACCAGTATTGTTTATCATCTTTGTAGGAGTATAAATCTATACCATAGATATCCTCGTTCTCATAAACCTCATGACCTTTCTTAAATAAAAAATCTATAAGGAGACCTCTCCCTACATTATCATTTTCTTCGAAAGATTTCTGATTGAACTTCATGGTCTTATTCGGTGTCCTAATAGCATTCCAGTTATGAACGCTACCAATAACCACCAAGGATTAAATGCTCTTTTAGTAATTATTCTACCCGGAACTTTAACTTGATAAGAGATTGTATCTCTGAAAGTTAAAGTATCTGGTTTAATGGTTATTCCAAAACGATTTCCTTTTTTTGAAATCTTTAATTGTTTAGTTTCGATGATAGTATCGTGCTGAATAATAAATGAATCACTAAATTCTTCAGTTGTTATTGTGTCTATTTCAACTAAAGTATCCTTAATAGTTACTGTATCCGTTTCAATTAAATCTGGATACTTCATAATCAATCGATCATACCTTTGCTTGGGACTCCAACAAGAAGCCAAGATTAAAGAGAATAAAATTATATATTTCATGTCACAAATATACAAAAAATTGTGACATTTTCTTGTCGCAATTATATGTTAAAAATGCGACAAGATATATCGTTCAAAAAGCTCAAATATATCGTTCACGAAATCGTGTACAAATGAATTTAATGAACATAGAAAAGGGGCTATTACGCCCCTAATTCCACACACATGAAGACAGAAATCTTTTACAAATATACTAAATTATTTCACAATTATTACTTACCCTTCTGCACATTTCTATAAAGTGCTCTTGAGAGTAAACATTTTTCATTCTATTTATATCTTTGTGAACCCATTGAACATTATCTTTTGTATATCCTTTTGATGAATCAATTCTATCTAGAGAAGCAGTAGATTTTTTTAGTTCTTCTTTGTTGTTATTTTTAGGAAATGTTAAATGTAAACCGCTTAAAGCACATTTTCTTTCTTGTCTCAAAAATAAATCCCAAATAAATTGAATATCTATATCTAATTTTTTTTCTATTCCTAATCTACTTTTTCTTCTTGATGCAGCTCTATGTATAATATACCAAAACCAATTACCACTAATTTCTCCAACTCCTCTAAACAAAGGATTATCAATTCCTTCTCTATGCCAACAACCACAACTAGAAAATTGTGATCTTTTCATAGATGTAGATGTTCTAACTATTAAATTACCACATTTACATTTACACAACCAAGAAGAATGCCCCCTAGGAGTAGGAGGCCTTTCTTCTATTACTTCCAATAAGCCAAATGTTTGACCTAATAAATTTACTTTTCGCATAACTACTACAAATGTAGGCAATAGTTGCGAAATAATCAAATTATTTCACAACCGTTTGGTCCAGCACACCCTGATTGGTCCATAAGATTAGTATTATCTTTCATTTCGATAATCATAGTCATATCTAAATTTGATAAACTTTTCATACCCTCAAGATAAACTTCCTCAGTAATTGTCTCGTAAGGAGTCTGATCATAAGAACCTAAGTCTTCTGGCATTACAGACAAACCATTGTAATGATTTTTATTTTCCCACATCCATTCACCAACCATACCCCACTCGTGGTTTCTCATAGTAACGGTAGCACTTACGTTGTGCGTATTTTCTCCGTACACATGACCGGGTTTAATCCATTTCTCGTGGAGTAATTTAACACGCTCAAGGAATTCAATTGCTGACTCATCCAATCTTGTAATTGCACCTTTAGGAGCAGCGATAGGAATTTTAACAAAGGCCATGGTTGTAGGCTTAGCTATATCATCTTCAATTAACTCTGGGTGGTAAACTGCTAAGTACAAATACAAAGCCTCGTTCTTACCTAATTTAATTCTACGATAGTAATAATTGTCGTGCCATGGATGAACACCACTAGACGTTCCTAATACCAAAGAAGATGTACCAGATGGTTTTACGCAAGTGATACGAGCAGCAGTATTAATACCGATTGTATTAGCAACAAAAACATTTGTTATTACCGCTGTTTCAGCAGCCTCAGCCATATCTAAATCAAGTACTTTACCAGAAGCAATGCCTGTCATTCCAATACCCAATAAAGCTTCACGCTCAGTTACTTCTTTCCACTCTTCACGTAAGTAATGAAAGTCTGTGTATGATGCTTGAATCGTGCCAATGAATGCCGCAGCTTGTGTTCTGTCTTCGTAATCAAACTGGTCTGTGATGTCTGAGGCGTTAATTTCTACAAGGTTGCAGAACTGAAAACAATTTAACGAAATCTCACAGCATGGATTCGTACCTAAATTCAAATCATTTGTGAAATAAAAACCAGGCTCACCTGAGTTACTCAATTCAACTTTCTTCCACAAGTCTAAGAATTGCTGTTTAGAAATCTTATCTCTAAGAAGCATAGCACTATTGTTAGCACGACCACGCTGAGCATTGTTATCATACCACGTACCAAATTTACAAGTAAGCATTTCTTCATCATCGTGATCAAACAAAGAAATCATTGCTGACCTTCTGATACCACCGCTCAATACTGCATCTGCTATATGACATAAGATATCATGGCATTGTATAGTAGATAATTGTGTTCCTTCTTCTACGCCTTGGAGAATACTTTCAATGTGAGCCAAACAAATCTTCAAAGGTTCTGGACCTGGAGCAACACCACCACTTGTGATTAGTCTCTCTCCTTTGGCACGAATCGATCTGAAATCAAAGTTTGGTTTCCAATTGCTGAGACCGAAATATCCCTTCATTAAAACCTTAATTGCATCAGCCCAACCTTCAATATTATCCGGAACTAAATAGCGTTTAGTTTTCTTTGGGTGAGTAATACTAGGTAATTTGGAAACATGATGTCTTTGGATAGAATACCCCACACCAGTGCCCGATAGTAATAAAAACATGGTCTCATTGAATGCCCTATAATCATCAATATGTAGATAGCTACAATTAAATAGACGAGCATTGTTAACCTCAATCGGCTTACCACCGAACTGAAGTGAACGCATAGAAGGGAGTACTTTCTTTTCATATACAAATTGGTAATTGATTCTGATTAACTTTTCGAGTTGAGGAAACTTACGAATGTGCATCTCCATATTACGAGTCACCATCTCTTCCCAAGTTTCCCTACGTTTTTCTGAATCTATGTATTTTGCATACTTAGCCCATACTACAACATCGGATAATATTTTGTGTTCTAATTCCATTAGAAAGCTTTTCCGTGTTTATAACCACGCATAGAGTTGTATTTCATTTTCAACTCAATGTGCTTTTCTAAATCGATACCAAGACCGCCACATAAATCAAATAGGCGAATTGCTACATCGGCAACCTCATCTTCAAAAGAAGACTTAACTGCAAGTTGAAATTTCTCTTTCCAAGCAATAGCTTTTAGCAAGAACTCTTCATCGGTTCTGTCTAATTCTAAATCTCTGCTTAAATCTTCAACTGCAAAAGGATCTGCATAGTGATTTTTACGTAGTGCTTCTTGGGCTTCTGCCAATTCACTAACGATTAACATTAACATTTCGGAAACATTTCTGTTTTCTGTTTCCCAGAAGCCTTTTTCTTTAGCTACTGCGTGTGCTTTCTCTATATAATTTTTCATAGGGGCTACAAATATAATCTGAGACCCTACGAAAAAGCAAATTAAATTTAAATTATTTTTTGGTAGACTTACCGTTCTGCCCGTTACGAGCACGATTCTTTTTTGCGGATTCCAAAACTAAACCACCGCTCTTTGTGTGACTTAAGTCTTTACCAGCAGCGTGTCTTTTTCCGTAAACACCACGTTTACGTGCCTCACGATTTAATTCAATACGTTTAGCAACCTCCGATGGTTTTTTATTATAGGCTTTTTGATAAGCCAAATCTCTACCCGTGGCTTTATTAGAACCAGGTGCTTTATTTTTTCCTACGATTGTGTTTCTTGCCATGGGTAAATTCGTCAATTAAAATAAATATTCCTAATACAAAAACAAGCATTAAAGTCGAAACAATATATGCTGTGTTCATTTCTTTTTAGCGGTCTTTAGAGATTGTTTAAAAGCTTTTGCTGTCGGAGCACCCTTAGTACCCGGCTTTCTCATAGTCTCTCCGCTACCTGCTGCAATACGCTTCTTCTTAGCGTTTACATTTGCATAAAGTCCTTGTTTCATCCCTGACCTTTGTATTTTTTTTGATAATTCCTACTACTCTTAGTAGAACTAGTCTTAGTCTTGGCGTGAACGCCTGGTCTACTAACTTTTGATTTAGCAGACCAAGATTTCACAGACGATTTGTCTTTATTTGCCATTATTTCTTTTTAGTGGCAGACTTCCACATTTGCTTTGCTGCTACAGCTTTACCAATAGCAGTTGCTTTTTTAGGAGACATACCTTTCTTTTCGTAACTCTTCGCTACAGCATCAGCCATAGGACCAAAACCCTTACCTTTTTTACCAATGTCTTTACCTGCTCTTGCAGCCTTTGCAATGGTGCTTCTTTGTTTTGCAGTTCCGTATGCCATTAGTTACCGTACATCATAGGCATTTTCATTGCCTTTTTAGCGGGAGATTTTTTAGCAGCAGTTTTCTTAGCAAACATAGCATCTTCTTTTTTTGCAACTTTTTTACTTTCGGTTTTTTCGTGCTTTACCATAGCTGCTTTAGAAGCGTACTTCTCCATGCCTCCGTGCTGAGAAATCTTCTTAGCAGGGGCTTTTTTCATTGGTTTTTTCATATTAATTGTAGTTTTTCTTAGTTGTTTTAAATTGAGATCCAGCTTTTTTAGCAGGCATTTTACTCTTTGTTTCCACGTATGGTCCTCCTCTTACTGTACCTGTATCTCCATAGTTATTTGAAGATTTGATTGTTGGTATTTTCTGAGCCGGCTTCGATACTGGAGCACTAACTGATTTAGTCATTGGCTTTATAGCAACTGTGTCCTTAACCATCGGTTTAGAAACGGCTGGTTTTGTTACGACCGTATCTTTGACTATTGGTTTACTTGCAGGTTTTTGATACTTTACAGGTTGTACTGGTTTTTTGTAAATGTCAATCCATCCTCCTCCTGTACCACGATTTGAAATACCTATTCCTCCTATCGGTTTAATTTTTTGACCTTTAGGGTTCATATTAAGATCATATCTTCCTGACTTATTGTTTGGACGGTAATTTACAAAATCATAATCTTTTTTTGAAAATTCTTTTGGTGAAACGCCTTTTTTTATATACAGCGGTGTATCGTCATTATTGAGTTTTATTTTTTTAAGTGTGTTTTTACTTTTGTTGTATAGATTTAAACTATCGCTATATGATTTTATTCTTTTATCGTTAGGATTTGAAGTATAAATTGGCTCTGCTGTTTTAGAAATAGCTGTTTTTTTCCAAGTAAAAGATTCATCCATTCTGGCAATCGGATTAACAGAAGTACCTTTAGGTTTAGGACCATTGCTCATTGCAGCTCTTTCGTACATATGATCCTTTAGTGACTTTGCCATATACAAATATAATTATTTTTTGGGTTTATTCTGTGATACCTTTACCTTACCACTTGGTTTGGTAGGTTTTGAGTTGTTGTGTTCTAGCTTCTTAGCTACAAAATTACAGTTATACATTAGCACTTCCATCTTTTACGGGCTTGTCTCAGTCTTGAATTAGGATCTGAGGCCGCACCCGGAAACATTTTCATTTGACCAGCACTACGAGCACAAAATGATTTGCGTCTCTTAGCGTCTGCACTACCTGCCTTTACCTTACCCGTAACGGCTGTTTTTAATTTACTACCTGGATTAGCCTTTCTATATGCTGCAACACCTTTAGCCGTCATACCTGCCCCACTTTTAGTAGGGAGGTAATTAGCAGATTTGCCTTTAGTTGTTTTAGCTATTGGGTTATCCTTTCTAGTTGCCATTTTAAACGTTTCTAGATAAAGCTGTTTGGAATGTATTTACGGCTGTATAAAAATTAGCTGCTTGTGTATCAGTTAAGCCTGTACCGATAGTCGCAAACGCAATTTGAGTTGGTGAAGGTTCAAATCCAGCAGATCCGTTTACAGCACAAACATAAATATTTTTATTAATTAACTGACTAGGAGCTTGACTGCTTCTACTATCGAATAAAGAATTATTTTTATAAAGTTTTATTACGGAGCTAAGTCTTGATACTAAATAAAAACCATGAGAGTCTGGGTTAGTACTAATAGTGGTATTCATACCTGCGTTTAGTCCATAATATAAATCACTCGAACCAGCGGCTTGTATATGTATACCATTATAACGACTAGTGTTTGCTCCAATCTGTCCATTGTCGGTAGGTAGTCCAATACTTCTAGAATATACAGAAATGTGTGCAGTACTCAAAGTACCGTTAACGCTAGGATTGTACCCAGTATCCATATAACCAGTACTTCCGTCTCCTGTTATTCCAGTACTACTAACTGCCACTGTACCTGTAATAGTACCTGTGAATGAAGAACTTATAAGATTCTGTCTAACAGCTATTGAACTATTACCAATCATAGGGTATGCAGCTTGAATAGAATTCCAAATACCATAAGCTTTCAAATCCACAACCAATTGCTTAACAGCGTTTTGTTCAGTTGTTGTAAGTGATCCTCCAGCAGCTACTACTCTGTCGATGTATGCTTGTCCGTCAGTATCAGGTGCACTACCACCAGAAGAAGCAATAATACTATTAAGTGTTAAATTCATAGTTTAGATAACTATATCACCGAACACATAAGCCTCAGTAGGACTGATGAAAAGTATTCCGGCAGTACTATACTGAGCATTTATCTTTAACTTACCACCAGAACTGCGTAAAGTCATACCAGCACCTGCAACGAAAGTAACTTGACCTGCTCCATATTGAGCAACCATTACTTGGTTTTCACGATTAAATACATTGGCAGGAACAGTTACGTTCACAGCACTTGCTGAGTTTATCTCAATTACTTTTTCAGAATCAAATAAAGTAAGTGTGTAAGCAGCGGTTTGTCTAGCACCTATATTGGTTGCTGAGATAGAACCAATTGGTATAATTTTACTTTCTCCAGAACTATTATCGAAGACTTCAAGTAGATCACTACTCTTGTCTAATTGTGTTGGGGACAACTTAGGTCCATTAGGGTTTATAGCCATGATTTTATATTTCGTTATTTTTATTTGTGAATTTTTCTGCTACAGTTCCGAGACCGTATGCAATGGTAATATATTCTACTGCCTCGATTGCTTTGATATCTTTATGTGCGAACATATATATAATCAAAGATAAGAATCCAATACCTCCAAGAAACCTCTTGTGAGAAGCTCCTTCGCTTGATGAGAACATATCTACAAAAAACTTTTTCATTTGATTATATCGCTTTGAGGATTGCTTATTTTCATCATTAAACCGCCTTCAAGTCTTTTAACTTCTTGGCCATTGTTTAACACGATGATTGTTGGAACTGTTCTGACTTTCATTTTGTCTTTTAGTTCTGGAAACTTATCCAAAGATAAGAAATAATATTTTACTCCGTTGACTGTTTTCCACTGGTAAGTATTTACTTTGTTCCATTCGTAGTTAATTTGAACTACTGTCTTACCATCATTTAAATTTGGAACTCCTTGCTCTGGTTTCTTAAATCCGAACCATATACCGATAACGGCTAGTGAGGCTATTGTTAAAAAAGTTTTCATCTCATTAAACGTTCTTCCATTTTTTCCAATCTCATATCAATTTTCTCAACCTTACGATCTATGTTATCTACTGTTGTTCGTAGTAACTGATCTTTTAATTGATACTCTTCGGCTGAGACCGCAGGTTTCGGTAATTGCTTTGCTTCTTCAATGTCAGATGAAAGTTTATAGTATACTCCCATCAATGACCCCAATCCACAAACTATTACGATTAAGAATTCCAACGTTAACGTAAATTTGGTATTCTTACTAACTTCCATACTTTGATTTTCCATTATTAACAAAGATAATAAATTAAAACAAAAAACGCAAACCTTTGTAGATTTGCGTTTCTAGATTTAGTACCTTAGATTTTCTAACTTTTAATTTAGATAACCCAAGGTAAAGGTGTATTTTCTGGAGATACAGGAGGATTGATTTGAGAATCAATTTGACCTTGAATACAAGCCTCAATGTTTTCTACTCCGTCTGGTGTTAATTCGCTTTTAATCCAAGTTGTAACGATTTCGTTTGTTAGATCTTCATAGGGAATAAATGTAGATACTGAAGCTGTAGAAAATTGCGCTACATTGCTTAAGGTTGCGGTATAAATACCGTCTACTCCTGTTACGTCATAGTAAGCAATTACTACATAGTTCTGTTCATTTTCGACTGGTTGTGTGTAAAGGGTAGTTACTACCCAAGTATAGTTTGTCATAGTTTTATGCTAATAATATTTTTTGTGCTACTCCGTTAATAATTACATCCCAAGTTTTAGTTTGTGCTGCTACCGCTGTTGTTACTGCTCCAGCGTTTGTTCCTGAACTACCAACTACAAATTGATTGTTTGCAGTTGCAGTTGCACCTACTCCTATAATTACTGAACCCGAAAAATTTCCAGTTACAGTATTATAACCTATTGCAACATTATTGGAACCAGTTGTATTATTTTGAGCAGCAAATGTACCTATACCAGTATTACCACCACCTGTAGAAAATAATAAAGAACCACTTCCAACACCAGTATTATTACTACTTGTTGTTGTGGTAGCAACAGATTGGTAACCTATTCCTGTATTATTTGTTCCTGTAGTAACTGCAAGTCCTGCCTGAAACCCTACTGCGGTATTGTTTGAGCCTGTAGATGCTTTTAACGCTTGATAACCCATAGCAACTAAACCCGTAGCCGATGTATTCGTCAATAATGCTTGTGCCCCTACTGCCGTATTACTATCTGCGGTATTCCCTTGTAATGCTTGAGCACCTATCGCAACACAACTAAATTGACCCGTACCTAATTGTAACGATAAATAACCAAGTGCTGTATTATTTCCTCCTGTAATATTTGCTCCTAACGATAAATTACCTAAAGCGGTATTATTTGCCCCTGTAGTATTTGCAACGCTTGATTGAAAACCTACTGCAGTGTTGTTTGAGCCTGTAGAAACTCTTAACGCTTGATAACCTATTGCGGTAATTTGTGTTCCACTTGTATTAGTTAAAGCAGCCTCATAACCTACTGCCGTATTATTTGATGCCGTATTATTTTGCAATGCCGTTCTACCAATTGCTACGTTATTACTTCCTGTCGAATTAAGCTGTAAAGAACGACCTCCTAAAGCAATATTACCTGTTCCCGTAGTTATAGAAGTTGCGGATAAATAACCTACAGCCGTATTGCTGCCCGCAGTTGAAACTCTTAACGCTTGGTAACCTACTGCAGTAGTTTCCGTTCCTGTTACGTTTAAAGCCAAAGTTTGAGATCCTATAGCAGTATTACCGTCTGCAGTAGTATTTAATCTCAAAGCATGTTTTCCAAAAGCAGTATTAAAGCTTCCTGTATTTGATAATAAAGCTTCATGCCCAAAAGCAGCATTGCTACCACCGGTTAAATTTGAAGATAAAGCCGATAAACCAAAAGCAGCATTATCTACACCGGTAGTGTTAGCCGTTAATGCTGTTTGACCAAAAGCAGTATTAGAAGCTATTGCTCCACCACCGTAATTTGTTACAGCCGTTGTAGAAAGCAAAAGAGGGGAGTCGTTTCCAGCTCCGTCAGATAATTTTTTTAATGTTGCGCTTATTGCGGTATTGTCCGTAGTTTTAATTAACCCAGAGAATGTTGTTGCTGGGGTTAATCCGCTTAATGTATTTCCCATATTATGACCAAGTTTCTGTTATATCGTTCCAAAAAGTTACTGTTAATAGTTGCCATTGAACATCTCTAAAGTCAAGAATAGAATCATATCTGACCTTATTTATACTAACACCAATGCCTATCATACCAAGTAAGCAATTACACTTCCACTAGTTAAAGTGATTGAACTAAAATAGTCTCCTTTAGGCATTGAAATAAGCATACCTTTTGTTAATGTTACTGAAGTGAGACCCAAATCAGAGGTTACATCATTTCCACTTTTGTTTAAAACAGCAGAAACTACTGCATCCGCATTTATAACAAAAGCTTGAAATCCTCCCGTATTAGCACTTGTGCCAGTCAATACTTTACACCCGGTCATTCCACCTTGAAAGTCTATTGATCTTGATTCGATAATTTCCATAATTCAAAGATACATAATAAAAACAAAAAAGGCAACCCTCTCAGATTGCCCTTCTTAAAACCTAAAACTAATTTATAAACAAGCAAGAGCTTGAGCCTTTGCCAATACGGTCAATTGCTCATTTTCTTTAATAAAGTTTTTTAGTGTTTCTACATCAGTAGGATCAAGCTCTAACTCTTCTCCTGCGTGTAATTTTAATGCCCAATGCCACAATTTAGCAGCATCTCCTTTGTTTGTAGTTGCTAAGATATTAGCAATTAATTTACCTAAATTGCTGTCTGCAATTTCTTTTCCGTCTAAACCTAAAAGGTTGTGATTTAAATTTATTTTCATATATTATAGTTTTGTTAATCCTAATTCGTTTAATGCCCAGTCGATTACATAGTTATCATCTGAGGCCCACAAAGAATATTCTTCTGTGGTCATGATTAAATTGCCTTCAATTAAAGTTGGTCCAGGAATCTCTGTTTGAACTTCATCAAATGCATAAGGAACTGCTTTTCTTAGTTCCCAATAAAAAGAAGGAGCAGCTTCACTAGATTCTTTTAAATCAATTTGAAGACATCTAAGACTGAAATACTTAGCAATTCCTTTGGTAGGTATTTCTATAGGTTGAATCTTAATCATTTTACAAATATAACTAATTTTATATTAAATTTACCCATGCACCATTTTCATAACCACGAAATTTATTTGTGGTTGTGTTATAATAAATCATTCCGTTTGTTCCTGATGGATCAGCTGTTAAATTACCTAGAGTTAACATATTTTGTATTCTAACCCTACCATTTACATCCATTTTGAATGTACCATTTGTAGTAGTTCCAATTAATAGGTTACCATCATTCGTAATTCTCATTCTTTCTCCATAGGAATCAGCGTTCCTTGTACGAAAAGTCATATAGGAACTTCGGTTTGCAGCAGTAGCCCAAGTTGCACTTAATCCAAATACTCTTATATCGGCTGCGTCTACGGGACCAATATTATCATCCCCTTGCCATCTTATACCACCAATTAAATCATTAGTGATTGCAAGACTATTTTTCATTTTGTACAATTCTATAAAAGCACCAAAAGTAGTTGAACTTGCAGTATTACAAGAAATTGTATGCTTTAGATCTCTAGCAACTGCAAAAAATGCCCCTTGTTCAATATTCTCATAAGTAGTTACTTGTTTATTGACTATCATTGAATTACCAAATTCTACGGGTAATGTCCAACTAGAAGTATTAGTTCCTATGTTAAATTGCAACATTGTCTGTCCACTTCCCGACCCAAGAAGATTACTATCCCAATCACTTCTTGGATAACCCGTAATACTAAAGTATCCACTTTGGTCAAAAAACATTATACTACCCACAGTCCCCGAAAGGAATCCACTAAATTTAACATAACTTAATCCCATCAAAGGAGTTCCTGCGGCATACCCCGATGTAACTTTAAATTGAGCACCAGTTGTTGGTACTGCATAATACTCACGAACTTCTATTGTATTGGTGGTGACGTTTCCTGCTGTAGTTACTTGATTTAAAGTAGGGACAATAGGAGTTTGATTTTGCCATTGAGAAGTAGTTGAATTATATGCTAAGACTTGAGCATTGGCAGGAGCACTTATGGTGACATCTGTTAATCCATTAAGATCTGAGGCCCCACCTAACGATAACGTATCTAACTCAACTACAATCCTACGAAGTCTAGACTCTTGGTCTTTATATTCTTGGTTACGAGTTGTTGCGTATAACTTATTCAGATATATCGCTTGTTTAAGTAACTCTTGTTTAGTAACCTCTAAAGACATTAATTAATCAAGTTAAAATTGATTATTTCTCCTTCTGAGAAGTGTTTAATTATTTCTTTCCAATGTACATCTGGAACAACTTGGCATCCAGCACTCCACTTATCGATTAGGCCTCCGAGACCTCCTCTATGTAAGTTGATTCCAAATAAGCCAAATTGCTTTGGTGCTCTTCTGTCTAAGGTAGCATCCTTATTTCCATCTCTGAAAATATCAATAGGTCTTACTTGTTGGAAGTAAGGCATCTTTAACCATAATGTACTCCAGTCTTGTTTGTATATGTATTTATGAGACCCAATCACTTGCTGTTCTACAGCGATGGCCGTCCCGGTAATTCCACCATAACTGATTGGATTCTGAACGTAGTACTTACCTGCTGTTGTAGAACAAGGAGCAACCTTTACAATTTCTCCACCTACAATCAAAACTACAAAGTCATCATAACTATTTGTAAGTTTTTCATCTGTACGTATGTATACCAAACCTTTGCTAACATGAACATATTTCTTGTTCAAGAATATTGTAGAGATATACTCTTTTAAAATGGCTAGTGTATTTTTTCCGATAACACCATCCACTTCTAAATTATAGCCTTTAGACTTTAAAAATATTTGTAATCCTTTCATTATAATGCTTGTCCGCTAAGTACGTAAGTATTTGTATTTATACAAGTAACTGTAATAACTCTGCCTCTCAAATTAGTAGGGTTATATGTTCCGCTTGGTGAAACTGTAATAGTTGTTCCTACAGCATTGATATAGTAAGCACTTGCCGAAACACCACAAGTAAAACTAATTGCTTGAACGGTATTGGTGATGATTGTAAATGATGCACCGGTAGTTACAGCAGGGCTATCTTGTAAGTTAAAATTAACAATACCAGAACCATGGCCAACTACATAAATAGAATCTCTGTTTAAATCTGCCAAAGGATACGCACCGGCAGAAGCAACCGCAACAATTGATTTAGTTTTTAATGCTACGTTTGCAGACAACTGAGCATCAGGAAGTGTACCACTATTAATTGCACTTGCGTTTAAGTTAGTTACTAAAGATCCGTTAGATGCTGGTAAACGACTAGTTCCATCTAATTGAACTAGTTGACTTGCACCATTAAAAGTATTACCTTGCACTGTTACTTGAGCACTCAAACGAGCATCTGCCAAAGTACCTCCGCTTATATTACTAGCATTTAAAGTTGTAAGTAAGTTACCGCTCAACGCAGGTAAACGTCCAATTGAATCTAATTGAACTAGTTTGTTTGCTATGTTAAATGTATTACCTTGAACTGTTACATTTGCAGATAACTGAGCATCAGGAAGTGTACCACTATTAATTGCACTTGCGTTTAAGTTAGTCAATAGAACACCACTTACTGCTGGTAATTGAGTAGAAGCATTTAACTGAACTAATTGACTAGCTCCGTTAAAAGTATTACCTTGAGTTGTAAAATTACCAGTAGCAATAATTGCTGTGGTCAAATCTGTTATTGTAGTTCGTTTAGTTTCACCAGCCGCAGTAGATGAAATATCTACAATAAGCAAAAGGTCACCCGAAGCAATAGATCCACCCGATAAAAGGGTTAATTCACTTATTGCACTATCTTTAAAATCGCTCATTTTTATAATATTATTTTATATCCGTTTTGTAATAATAACCAAGAACCATTCTGTTTAAGAAGGTATCCTCCAAGTTTAGATTTTTTCATTAGCAATCTACCTAATTCTGTGTCCATAAATGTTTCAATTTCTGCTGGTGTCACAGAACAATTACCGCATTTTTTTGCAAATCTTTTTGCTACAGATAACATTTTATCCATATTATCATTGTAACAACTGATACTCTCTAGGCAAAACAATATAAACAAACCTTTCTTCTGCTGTGTTTCCATAGCACAACAAGGAGTATCATATTTCTTAGCAGTATTGATTTTATTCTCCGTAGCAACGATTGCCTTACGGACTGCTAAGTAAGTACCTAAATAATCATATAGATTGATGTAAACCATTAGCAACCACAACTTGAACCAATAGACCAACTATTACAATCAGAATCTGATAGCATCAAAGTTATTTCATCAAATAAATCTTGTGCAAGTGTATAGTCTGCACATTCAAATGCTTGAACCATTCGATCATACATAAATTTAACCTCTGCATAATTATTGGTTTCCATATCGCTCAATGCCAATTTACCAATAGAACAAACTAAATCGTTCACTCTTAAAGAGTATTCAGTCAAGGCTGGAATTCCACTTCCAACAAAGTTTATTACGTATTTCCAAATACCGTCTTGTAAAGTAAAGGTCGGTACTACCGAAGTAACATCATTAAGCAAGTCATATGCCCTATCTACACTTGTAAAAAAAGTAGTAGTAATTAAATTAGAAGTTCCTATACTTACAGCAGAAGAAGGAAGATATATGTCTAAGTTTATTGCTGTTATTGGGCCTGAAGTATGTGCGACATTAGGAGGATTACCCCATCCACCAGGATTAGAGACAGCATTGTAATCACCAGTATTGTCGGTGATTACAATTTTATCATCGTAATTTATAATTCCAATTTTGATTGCTAGTGCCATAACTCAAAGATACAAAAATTATCTAAGGAATCAAACCGTTTTCATCTGCTATACCAACCCTCTTTAATTTCACCATCATATCCGGAGTAATCAAACCTCTTTCCTTCATAATTATCAAGTATTTCTTTTGTCTTTGGGTATAATACTCTTTCATATAACTATCGTTAGCGGCTTTCTGTGTTTTTTGGAATTGCTCAAATAAAGTAATAATTTTATTTTTTGCTCCTTCTACATCTCCATCTTCGATATTAGTTTTTATCTTAGCTTTGATGTCTATAATTTCATCACCATAAGACCTAAGAGATGTACGCATAAACTCTCCTCTCAATCTCAATTCTTGTCTGTATAAATCGTTAGGTAAACTATATCCAATAAACTTAGGTACATTTTCTGAATCATAACCATCGATAGTAGTTTTTTCTAACATCTGAAAATCATTTTTTAAAGGATTAGCAATAATTTGATCTATAGGTCTTGTTTTTTTGTTCCATTGCCATTCATAATTTTTACCAGACATTTGTTCGTACATTAGAGCAAAATCTATTAAGCCACTATATAATTTTGAAGACTCAAGATAGATTTGTTTTTCTTTGTTTCTTAATAAAACTGGTGTAGTATGGTCATGTATCGCAAAAGGATCAAATATTGCTTGTAAATAAGCAACAGCAGAATAATCTCCATCTGGATCGGCAATTGTAACTCTTGTGCTTAAATCTTCTCCAAATGGTCCTATTGCTTCTTTGAAAAATTCATTTCTTGTGCTTTCATTAAAAGAAATATTTCTATTTAATTTTTGTACTGTTTTTGTAATTGTTCTTCCAAATACAGCTGGCCAAGTATCGCCTTCTCTTTCCGAGAAAATCTCATTTGAGTTTTGTACCATTTGGGCATTTCCTTTATACATGAAAGAATAAAAAGATGGGAAGAAAACAGCCATTGATGTAGACAAGGTTCCTGATGCAAAATTTTCCCATGCTCCTTTACTTGCTTCTGGGTCTTTAAAATCAGAAAGTAATTGACCAATACGTGCTAAACCTTGGAACATCGGTAATGTCTCAATACCATTACTAAGTGTATTTTGAAACATAAAACCTATTCCATTTTTTGCATCATCTACTAATTCAGTCATAGAATCTTGATATGCTTTGCGATTAGCGTTATGAGTACTACCATATAAATTCATAGCATATCCAACAAAACCAGCATTATTTGTGTTTAAGATAACATCACCAGGCAATGCAAAACCACCTCTTCTTGCTATAAAATAATCTGTTCCTCTTGTTTTATAGTCACCACCAAAGAAATTTAAACCAGTTTTGGCAGCATTTTTTGCTTGTTCTGCTAAATATTCATAGTGCAAAGTAGCGTTATAAATACCTCCACGCAAATTAATATTTTTTAGATTTTTTTCTTTTTCTGGTTCTTGACCACTAGCCATAACAGCTCCACATTTAACTGCTGACATAGCAAAACCATAGATTGCAAAACTCGTTGCCATTTGAGCAGCATCGTGTGTTGTTTGTCTTTTTGCAGCAAACAATTCAATTTTATCTTTTTCGTATTGTAATCTTTTTCTTTCGCTGTTTAATTTTGGAATACCTTTTCCCCATTTATCACTAGAGTGAAACTGAAAATATTTATACTGATAATACCCTTCAGAAAAAATGTATTTGGCTGAAGCAATATGAGGCACAGTTTTAGCAATTGCACTACCTAAAAAGTTCACGGGAACTTTTGTAAATGGCATAAGAGTCCAAAGACCAGCATCTAAGATTTGTAATAAATTTTTACTTATTCCTAAAGCTGTAAATTGTCTTTTGGCTTCAGAAAAAATACCTGTTCCAGAAGTATTTGCACGATTTGCAATATATGCATTTTTAATTCCTTTTCTAAGAGAACCACGAATTGTTGATATACCTCCAGATATTAAATTATCTGCTAATAATGTACGTTTTAATCCTTCTTTTTCAAATGTTTCGTACAATTCTGGCATATTATAAAGAATAGTACTTAAAGAACGAATTGCATTTTTATCCAAATTTCCTTTTGCATCTTTAATCATATTATCAAATACACCACCTTGGTAATTTGTACCTTCGATGTTTTGAAAATAATCAATCATTGCACGTTGAGCTGCCATTTGACCAAATGCTATATCACCTCCGTATGCCATAACACGACCTACAAATTCAGAAGTAGCAGGACCAGCAGATGCTAATAACATTGATGCATTTCCACCTACTACAGCAGAAACAGGACCTAATCCAAAACTCCAAGCCAAACTACGAGCTAAAGTATAGTCTTTACCATCTCTTAATTCAATTGTGCCATCTTTTAATTTGGTGAGTGTTAAGTCTAAAGCATCTGCCTGTTCTTCCATAGTCATTTCAGATAATGATTTACCAGTAGTTTTTCTTATCATAACATTCATAAAGTTAAATGCCCACGCAGGATCTTTAAAGAAGTTTACTTGAGCAAGATTATCATAATAACGATTTAAACCTTTTGATGTATTTAAAGCACCATATTTAAAGTTATTCTGTTGAGTATAATGAATTCTATCTGATGTCAATTGTCTAGCCATTTTCCAATTTGAAAAACTTAAAGTATTACCTTTAATTCCTCTTCCTACTGAATCACGTAATTTTTGTATTCCTCTTGCTGCATAGTTAGTAGTCCAAAGATTGTTTTCTACGTTTGCAACTAAACTTAATACAGTAGTTGAAATTCCTAATAATGCTCTACTACCACCAGATGTTATTCTTTCATTCCAGAATATTGGTTTTCTAGCATCTAAGAATTGTGCTAAACGAATAGTGGCATCTCCTATTGCTTTTTCTGAGGCCCAATAAGTATCAAATGCATTATCACTCCAATCGGTATGTAATTCTTCTAAAGCCTTCTTATTTCTCTGTTGTGATGTTTTATAATCGTTTGCAAGAGAATTTAAAGTTTCTTTTTGTTTTTCTGTAAGAACTACTCCATTATTTTCTATAGCTCTTTCTAAAACGCTTAGAATATTCTTTTCGCTAAATGAACGAGCCATTTGTAAAATTCTACCTGCTTGGCTAAATAATTGAGATGAAACTTGGAATGCATATACTATAGATTCCGGATTGTATAAATTATCTCCAACTTTACCGGAACGAACTTGATCCGCCCAATCTAAAGTTTTATCTACTAAATTTCTATCTTGTGAAAACTTTTTAACAGCGTTGGTTAATTCAATAGCAATTTGGTCAAAGCCATTTGTTGCTAGATAATCAAGGAACAAATCCATAGTGACAGCACTATCAACTAAACCTATTCCAGTTTGACGTAATACATTAGAAACATCAGCAGCCGTTTGTTCAACTTTTAAATTTTTAACATCTTGTTCCAAATCTTCCATAAAGTCAGTTGGAAATTCTTTGTTTGCATCTAAAGCATTTTTAACAGTCTCACGATATTCTGCACCGAAGATATCAATTAACTCTGCGTTGCTCATATAATCCATATCCGTAACTGCTTTGAAAATTTCCAATGGAGAAAAATTAACCATTACTCCATTGTGTTCCATACCATCTGCAATTAAATCTTCATAAATTAAACCAAGTTGACCTAAATTATTGGTGATTTGTTGTTTAATATATTTTTGACGATCAAAGAATACATCGTGAACCTTAGTCATCGTCTCCATAGCAATTTTGGCTTGTGCTTGTTTAAACGAATTTTCATCAAAATTGGCAAGACCTATTTGTTCTTTGATGTGCTTAGGAGTATAACCTTTATTAATAAGGGCCATATAACTCGAAATCTTATTGTTATTACTTTGCATCATCGCCCTGTGATATTCAGAACCGATGTTACTATAGTTCAATTGACCTTTATTTTTATAGCCGTCAATAATCGGTTTTAAATGTTTAGCAAAAAATGAATCAGGATCATTTATATCTTTGATTGTGATATAAGGATCAAATATTTTTGTTTCTCCATCGGCATCTTCGGCAGCATTTTTTTCATGTATATCATCTACAATAAGACCTTTTTGAGTAATGGTAACATGATGAGCACCATTTTTACTAAATACTTTTGCTTCAAAACCACTTTGTTTAGTAATTTCTTTTGCAAGTTCTTGCATATCTGATAAAGAAAAACTACTATATTCTCTAAAAGAAATTGATAAAGCTGGTTGTTTTGTAACAAAAGAAAGTTGATTTTTACCATTTAAATCTGACCTTGAAAAACCAACAATTTCATAAGCAGTATTGCTAAACATTAAATTATGCGCTGCAAATCTGTAGAAATCATAGTCAAAACCTCTTTTATAAAGGTTTGCTATTGTGTTTTTAAATACATATTTACAACCTTCACCTAGCCATACTTTCGATTCCATACCTTGTTTTATTTCATATTCAGGAGCAGGGAATAGATTTTCTACGTTGTTTATCCATATGCCATTTTTCTTGGCCCAATCTTCTAAGTGGTTTTCTTGTTCTCTGATTGTTTGTTCAGAAGCTCTGGTGCCCGTGTTAAACTCTTTCGAAAATCTTCCAAGCTCATTAAAGGCCTCTTTTCCCACATTTCCAATGCTGTACTTGTTTGCTTGGGGGCTAAGTTGTTGCTCTGCGAGAGTTCCGAGTTGTCGTTCGTTTCCGTTTTCATCTATTAATAATGTATTTTTAAGTTGTCCTTTGTTAATTATAGTTGTTGTACTGACAGGTTTAGTAATAGTAACACCTATCGCACCAAATGTATTGTTTTTTTCTACTACAGCAGATGGTCCTAATCTATCTTGAATGTATTCAAGTAATTCATTACCGTCAAATCCTTTTTGATATGCTCCAGTACTTTCAATCTTGTAACTTTTGCTTTCTAATCCCGGCTTTCCTCCTTTAGTTGGTTGAATATCTCCAGCCCATTTACGAGTACTTATTACTGCTTTACCGCCTTCGTTCAATTTATCGTAAATATCTTGAACGATAGCATCACGTACATCTTTCGGTACGACATTTAATACGTTCAATGATACAACAGCATCATATTTTTTATTTATTTGATCTGAGGCCGTAAAAGTAGGTTTTTCTTTACCTTGCCATCTTTCTGTGTTTGGTTCATAAGAATCTATTGTTCTACCTAATTTACTACCTAACACATCTACTCCAAGACCTAACCCTGCTCCGTAATCTAAAACATCACCTTTTACATCAGCAATTATATTAGCAACTTTATTGTAAGATGCTACGGTATTAGCACGTTGAGTTGTACCACTACTTTTTTCAGCTGCTATTTGACCTTTATTAATTGTGTTATCAATCCTAGGTTTTTTATTCAATAAATCATTTAAAGTAACAGAAGAACCAAAATTATCTCTAAGTTTATTAGTTTTTAATTCTTTAGTTACTTTGTCTTCAGAATCAAATAAACTATCTTTATTAAAAATAAGAAAGTTGTCTACTCCTATTTTATTTTCTTGCAAGATATCTTCATCTTTAAAAGCAATACCTGTATATCCTTGAGATTTAAGTTTTTCTATTAAAGCCTCAACATCTTTTTCATTAATAGAAGTTTCGAATCGTGGGTCTAAAAGTTCATGTATACCTAATTCATCTGTAGTCCAACCTTCTTCTCTTGGCTTAAGTCCTAAATCGTTAATAGTTTTTCTAACTAAATCTTCAGAAGCCATTTCAATCGGATTTATAAAAAACTTGCTAACTTTTCCATAATTCATATTAGCAAATTCTTTCGCTTGTCTTCTATCGCTAGCTACATATAAATTATTTCCTTCGTTATCAAAATTGCCTCCGTGGTATACTGGTATAGTTTCATTTAGATTAAAATCATTTTGTGCTTTATTAGTAATTTTACCTTTTGCTTTAGTTTCTTTAGAGCCTTTGTTTGTTTTTTCTGTTTGACGATTTGTTTTCAATTTACCTGTAACTTGTCCACTAGCTAAAGTGTCAGATAAATCATTCATATACTCAATGAAATCCTTACGATTATTTATACTATTGAAAATTTGAACTCTACCTTTAGAAACATACGCCACAAAATCAGAAATGGCTTTAGCAATTTTATCTATGGTAGACAAATCTAATTTCTTTCCGTCTCTAGACATAAGAGCTGCCAATTCTACTAAAAACTCTTCACCTTTTTGATTATCTCTATATTCCTCAACTAAACTATTTAAGTTTGCTAAATTCTTTTCGCCTACTTGAGATGCAAGTACATTTTGTAAACTTTCTTTCATTCTATTAAATAATTCTGGATTTTGTCCTAAACTATTTAATAGAAGTACGTGTGAAACTTCGTGACCAATAGTTGTAGAATTTGCAGTATCCATATTAATTTGAATTTGTGCTTGAAACTTGCCCGTTTTCTCATTAAATGATATAGTTATGTTTCCATTTCTATTTTTCTTTGTATCCAAACTAGTCATCGTTTCATTAAAATCATTAGTATTTAATAAAACAATGTTAACACCCGGAGTTGCTTCGTCTAGTACTCCTTGTAATCTTTTAGCATCATCTAATATTACATCTGCATTTTGTTGTCCAGCAGCCCTTGCATTATCAGCAATTAAATTTAATTTTTCTTCATCTTTAACTATCGCACCTGTTTTACTTGCCTTTGTACTTAATCCTGTTACAATCTGAGGCCCAGAAACAACCTTAGTATCGTTCTCTGTCATTTGTTTTTTGAATTCCTCAAGACCTTTAGTTATTTCTTGGTTTTGAGTTTCAACTTTAATTTTACCATCTAGTAAATCATTTGCAAATTTTTCATCATTCAATGAAGCAATTAAATCAGTATCATCTACAATGATGGATTGTTTATTATCAAAAGTAATTTTGGTATAATTTAAATTCTTTCCGTTTGGAATATCTGACATTTTTTTATCCAAACTTTTAATTTGAGAATCGATAGCATTTTTTAAATTCTCATCGGTTTGAGCATCAGATGCTTTTTGTAATTTAGCCTTTTTTGAAGCCAATGCCAAGTAATACTTTTGATGATCTGGATTTTCTATTATTTCTTTAGCAGCAGGAAAAGTTTTAATTACTTCATCAAATGCTTTTCTCATATCCGCTAATTCATTAGCATCAATTTGACCTGTGCGATATAGCATTTCTGGAATAAAACCAACTCCTTTTTCTCCTATAATTTGCATAGCATCACTAACCATTTGACTTAGTCCGCTATCTTTTAATTTATTAAGTACACGATTCTTTGCTATCTCTACTTGCTTTTCTCTATATGTTTCCATCATTGCACTACCACCACCTAAAACCATTACAGTTGGGGTAATGTTAATCATAGTAGACATACCATTTTTACTAGTCCAATCCCAAAAACCATCTGGGTTTTCAGTAGTATATTTATACTCTAAGTAACTTTGTGGTAATTCTTGAGCTCCTTCTGTTAATAATTCAAAAGTCGTACCTGCACCAAACTTTTTAGCTATCCCTCCTATTCCTACTCCTTTTCCTAATTTACCAAGGAAACCTTTTGTAAAAGGTAACATTTCTGCTACATATGTAGGAGCAAGTAATAATTGAACTCTTAAGCTTTCAGCAGCAGCGTTTTCAGCATCTGCAACAGATCCTGTTCTTTTAAAAGCATTTTTATAATTCTGACCAGTTTGATCCCAAGTATCTTGAGCAAAACCTATTGAACCACCTACATATGCACTACCACCTAAAAGTGTTGCAGCCATTGCTGGTGCATAATTAACAGTTTGCATAGCAAGATTTTGTACAACATTTTTTAACGCTGCTGTACTTAATAATCCTTCTACTTCTAAAACTTTATCAAATGGTGAAATATGAACTTCGCTCTTTTTTTGTACTAATTGTAAATGTTTTAATAAACCAGTTAGTGGATTATTTTCATATCCTACAGCAGCACTAATAGATTGTATTGCATTTTCAAAATTATCAGCAGCTCTTCCTTGAATAATATCTACTATTCTCCACCCTAGGTTTGAACTATTGCGTTCTTCATCTATTGCAAAGTCATCGTATGCATCACGATAAGCATCTCTATATTTACGATACGCTGCTGTTGTTACTCTTGCTCCTTCTTCGTTTGCGTCATGAGCAACACCATATTTTTTTTGTAGTTTTTCAAAGTCTTTTTCAGATTGACCATCAAGTTGAATTTGATATTGAGTATATTTTTCTTCTGCTGCCTTTTTTAAATCGTTTTTAAGTTTTTCGTTTTTGTCGTTTTCTTCTTTTACAAAATTTACATACTTTGCATATTCAGCTGCATTTTGTTCTGGCGTTATATTAGGAGTTTGAGAAAATGACAAATATGTTTGATAAGAAAGATTAACACTTTGTTTAGATGCCTCAGCAGCTTTTTTCATTGTTTGTTCAAAGTCATTTGCTAAACTTAAACTATATGAATTTAAAACTTTATTTTTATCAAACACTAATTGCTTTATGTCTTTTTCAAAATCTAAATTTGCCCTTGATATATCTTCAGCAAAAATATTTTTATCATTTACTTTTTTCTCAACTATATTTTCAATTAAATTTTCTTCTGCTCTTTGTGACAATAAACGAATCATACGAGGTTTAATAATAGCTATAACATCTTCTTTGCTCATATCTAAGCGTTTCAATGTTTCATCTTTAATAAAACCCATAGGAGCATTTAAATATTTATCTACTTGGTCTTCTATATAAATAGGATTGATTTTTGGATTGTTAGCATCATCTAGCATTACTAATCCATAATCTCCAGCTAATTGTCTGTTTGGATTTAATCCTTTAGAACTTGTTTTAGTTATTTTTCCAACATTATTAATACTTTCTGTTGTAATTGTTGTAAGTGCTGGATTATCATAGAAATTAACTGGCAAATTAAAATTAGAACTTTTTAAAATTTTATTAATCTCTGGAGTGATTATTTGGTCAAATTGATTTCCTGCAATATTTAAATCTCCTTCGACATCAAATCTTCTATCAGAAGAAGTAGCAATACTTAAATCTTGGTACGCTGAATAATTTCTTACGTAACTTTCTAATAAATTTTGACTTTGTTCAACTGGCTTAGGTTTGTTTAACTCGGTTAAACTTTCAGTTAATGTAAACTCTTTAAAAGGTGCTCCTTTTTGAATTGGGGCAAAATTAATTGCTTGAGTACCTTCGCCTTTTGGTTTTATCTCAATGTTGTTATTGTTAATATTAACATTGAATTTTTTATTTGCTGTTTTTACTATGGCATCTAAATCTTCTTGAGCATTAGGGTCAGATTTAAATTGTTTATATAATTGTACAAAATTATCTGTTTTATCCTTTAGTAAATTTAAATTTACATTAGGCTGAGCTAATAAATTTTGTATCTCTCCATATAAGGTTTGATACTGATTCTTCATAGAACCAGTATATGGCATTTGTCCTACAGACTTTATAATACCATTTGTCGGGGTAGGTTTTGGTATTGATGGACCAGTAGAATTTTCAAATCCTACACTCATCAAATTATTGTTTTCTTGTTGACTTACATTTCCAGCGTTTTCTGGTAAATTCGCTTGGGTTTGGTCCACCACATTTTCAGTCTGTCCACCCGAAAGAGATTGAAAAGAAGAACTTTCTTCTGCGAGGTTTTGAATAATCGGTTGGTCTTTTTTTTTTAAATATTCTGAGGCCGATTTCACTCCGAATAAATCTTCAAGTTGTTTATCTGCCTCTGGGGCACTAGTAATAAACTCTTGAAAATCTTCTTTGTTGTTAAAGTACTGACCGAAATCAGGTTTTTGGCTTAACTCGCCATACAGTTCTTCAAAATTTTCTGCCATTTTTTATTTTTTAACGTATTGTTTTACTAAAATATTTATTTGTCCAAGACTTGTAAATGTTTTTCCTTGGAGTGCATTAGTTGCTTTGGTTGCTTTTTCTTTCATAGTATTCAAATAAGTTCCCATTTGTTGTAAGTTCCATTTATTACCAGCCAATTTAGCATAAGAATAATTTTCCAAAGGAGTATAATAAGTTCCTCCCGGATGACTAAACTCAACAAATGGAGCAACTCCTTTTATTAGAGCAAACTCATTTGCGTGAGCAATAATTTTATCTCCGTTTACTAGTTTATAAGGTAAAGTACGAACACG